AAATCTTTGAGAGTTGTGATAAGATCAACAGCAGAGTCAATTGTTTGAAAAGCATCAGAGAGAGAAGTACCAAGATTCCCTGCTTTACCAGATTTAGCAACATAGTATACGTTTGGTGTAGGATCGTCACCAACTTGAACAACTTCAATCGCACCGTTTTGATCGCGCTTGATGAACATTTTTCCATCATGCGTATTGATCGCAATCTCACCGAGAACAAGATCGGAACTATCCGGTCTTCTATTCGGTACGCTTGAAATTTTATTAATTAATCTTGTGTCTGCCATCTTTGCTCTCTATGATTGCGATACTTTATTTATTAGAATGTTCCACCGGTCAAAGTTTGTGTAGTGACCAAACCTGTTACTGATACCGAGAATTGTTCTGAATCAAAGAATACAACACCGGGTGTGTTTGTCGTAGCAGTAGGTACTGCAATTGTTAGTTTGTCGCTGTCATCACTATATTGTAAAGTGATAGCTTGACCAGCTCTTAACAGTTGGAAAACATCGCTGTCAATAAACTCGCTGAGGGTTCTGTCTCCAACAAAAATATCTCCGTTGAGTCTTGCAGCTCCAGCAATCGTGACATCAGAATCAATCGAAAGATTTGCAATCGATGCAGAGTCTAACGTAGAAAGACCAGCAACGGTCAGATCATTAGCGACCGTAACACTAGAATCAAATGTTGCACGACCCGCAACGTTTAGCGTACCATTAATTGTAACATTATTAAGAATTGCATCACCAGTAGTAATCAATTCATTAATGGTAAGAACGCTAAGAACTTGCAGATTATTGATTAGCGCAGAATCACCGACATAAAGCCCGCTGATATTTGCGCTGTCAGCAAAGAGTGCGTCAGAACGGAGTGTATCGACGCTACCAGTAGAGTCTACAATAATAGCGCTAGAAGCAGTCAGTGTGCCATGCGGATGATTGAGCAGATCAGTGAAATACTTACCACCAATGACATCAATTCTTTCTGCTTGCAAAACACCGTCTACAGAAGAGTCGCCGCCCGCACCAATGAAGAGTCGATCACCACCCGCGCCAAAACCATCTGCTGCGCTTCCAGAATCTGAGAAGTAAGAATATGCAAGTTCGCCAGTACGCAGCACCAGCGGATCGCCAGCAGTTCCAGAGCGACGAATTAAAATCTGTGCGCGGTCAGAGTCAGAGGGATATGTACGCCCGTCGATAATTTGCTTCGACAGCGTAAGAACAGGGCGCCAAGTTTCGGTGTCAGAGTCATATGCAAACAGCGAACCGTCAACAGCTCCAGCCGTTACAAGACCTGTGATTGCATCGATGTCAGCATTAGAAGAAATAACGGCGGTACGATAAGGCGTACCATATGTTATTTTACTTACGAGTGTTCTACTGCCTACTTGTACTATTGACATGCTGACCTCATGTTACCGAAGGAGTTACAGTGATAAGCCCTTCAAGAACTCTTTCTACGATTACGTTAGAATCGCTGTCTGCATACGATATTTCCATATCATAAACATAGCGTCTTCTACTATTTAGCGTACTTGTAACAGTGTTTGAAAGAGACAGATTCACAATACCGGCAGAAGTAGGTACGGTAACATAAGCAGTGAATGGTATTTTATCTGAGTCTGAGACATCGTACCGCGTACTCATTTTAGCCGCAGCAGAAAATCCAGATAAATCTTTTGGAGAGCCATCGACATTTGTGAGATAGACATCTAGAGAAACGTCAGATCCCTGATCAATGGTCAATTCTTCATATCTTGCCATAAGTCTCTAATCCAAAAACAAAACCTTATGGCTCTATTTATAATATTTTAGGCGTGAATGTCTTCAATAATCCAATCTTGAATGCCCTGAGACATCTCGGATCGATCAAGAACGAACGCGATTGTCATTCGTAGAGAGTCATTGGTTCTTGCTGTGTGATAAACTAATTTTTCTTCGGAATCTTCATACGCACCGAAGTATCCTGCTTTACATTGCCATCCTTTAACATCGGGAATGACAACCATTTCTTTCTTCTCATTGTCCCAGTGTTTCCAGTATCCGTCTCCTGTGTCACTCCATGTGAAAATGAAGTTGAACGCAGAAGCATTGGCATTGTTATGCCAAGAAATATAACCCCCAGGCGGATACACACTAAACAGTGCATTTCTTTTTAAATTAAAAGTGGTCTGTATCTTTGTCAAAAAACTTTCTAGATGAGAAGACACAGCTCCAATTTTTTGTGTTACTTCATTCCCTCTTGCAAAATTTAACTTACCTACAGCAAACGAATGTGAAGTAACAATTTCAGGAAATCCATTATGATTTCTTCCCATTGATTTCACAACATCAAAGTATTCATCGCCTGTGTAGTAATCAGCATCTTTCTTAGTAAGTCTTTTTTCGCAACCACAAACCACAGATTTGTAATTTTCGTCTTGCACAAACCATAGCGACTCGTTTAAAATGTCAAGAGCAAAATCATTTAAAGGAATATCTTTCATTTAAAACTCTTCGTGTTTCGCAGATGCGGCTGAATAATGCCTAATCACCACTGGCTTAATATTGTGTTGATATTTATACCGCGAAAAAAAGTTCCATCTAGCGTCATCTTCAAAGATGCCTACTTTTAAATTTTGATACTTTGGTTCTTTCTTGACAAGCCACCAGAGCGAGAACTGGTCCCATCTTGAAAGTGATCGTGGATAAGTATGAGTATCCCAAGTGCCGTCACTCTTTGTCGGCCACCATGTTCCTGCATATTGTTTTACGGTCAAATCATACCAATCATTCATAAACTCACGCACTAGAGGATTGCGCATGTCATAGAGACAAACAGCACCACATAGTTCAAATTGACCAGCCGGGAACTTCAGTTCAGCATAACAATAAGAGCGCTCTTCAGGCAGACCAGTAAACAGTACGTCATAGTCGCCTAGTTCATCAAAGACATGTTCAATGTCTTCATGCTCTACTTCTGTGTCTGCATCGATATAGAAGCTAAGATCCCACGGTGATTTTGCCATACCCCAAAGCTTTGCGCGACGATGATCATCACACAAAACAATTTCGTCAGCAATCGATTCTCGCCCGTCAAGAAACTTTTCTTCTGTGACTAAGCAGACTTTTGCTTCGGGATAGAAGTCGCGAATAGATTCGATCAAATTTAAAGCAGAGACATAGAAGAAGCTTCGGCGCGACGCTACAACAACGTATCCTTTACTCGGCTCGCTCACTAGATTTGTCTCCAAACATACCCAATTCTTTTGCGATTAGAATGGTTGCAAGTGCATTCATTTCAACTTCGTTCTTTGCGCGGCGAAGTTTTGTGCGTAGAACACGATCATTTGAGTTTTTGATTTCATCAATTTCAAACGCTTGAAGTTTTAGATTAAAAAGTTTTTCTAGCTGAGCAGTCTTTTGCTTCTGTTCAGCGATAGCTCTTTTTTCTTTTTCTTCGCGGTTCTTTCTTTCTTTACGCTCTGCAGTGTTCTGATCTATTCTTTGAATACCAAACTTTTCAACAACTTCTTTGTAGTTCGGGCATTCAGAACCATCAGGGCGAGTCTTCTTAAATTGAAGAACATCTTTTTTCTTTTTATTAGACTGCTCATCTATCGTGGTCAGTCTAATACATTTAACTATTGATCTATCTTCAGTTTCCCAATACGCATTATCCAGATATTCATATTTCATAAATTACCTCACAATCAAAGTCAAACCATCCGACAGAATCATTGAATCAGCACCCAGAGGAGCAAAGATAAGAGACTGTGCAGTTGTTCGCACATAGAGCGTATAAGTCTCAAGCTTAACAGGCGTTGAGAGTCGCTGCCCTTCATCCAAATACGGTCCAACATCAGTATCATAAACTGCATACTCATTATTATATTCAGCAGTATATGTCGCACCTTCATAATCAGTAGTATATGTTTCAATAATATCAGTACCAACATACGCTGCAGTATAATCACCTTCGTATGTCAGACCTTCATAGTTTGGTGTATAATCACCAATGAAAGATATTGAAACTGTTCTTGTGTATTCAGAAGTGTAGTCACCAACATATGTAGATATGTAGTCAGCAGAAAAATCGCCAGTATAATTTTCACTGAACTTCCCAGTGTATACAGCATCAGATTCGCTAGCGTAATCGCCCAGATAAGTTGTTTCACTTTCACTGGTATAAACTGCATCAGATTCGCTGGCATATTCGCCTTCGTATACTAATTCACTTTCACTTTCATAGTTTGCGCTGAAATCACCAGTATAAGTTGCATCAGATTCGCTGACGTAATTACCTTCATAATTTGTTTCAGCGTCAGTAATATAATCAATAGTTGATTCGCTGGTGTAAGTGCCTTCATAGTTTATGAATACTGGACCAGCATAGTCACCAATATAATCTACGTCGATTGAAGTGTCACCACTGCTCAGTGCTGTACACGAACCAGACGCACCACCGGGGCTTGCTGCATAAAGAAAACCTGAATAAGTTGATCCAGATACAAAGCCAAAATTAAATCCTGTCTTATCGCTGAGAGGCGGGCTTTCTGATCTAAATCCAGATTTTCTTAAGAAAGTGCTTCCGCCAACAGTTTCATAAACATACCAATCATAACCAGGGTTGGCAAATATAAACTGATACGTCCAGCCAGGCGGGGCTGAATATGTCAGATGAGTGTAAGTGCCGATATAGTTTTCTTGAGGCAGGCTTATATAATCGCCTTCATATACGGCTGAACTTTCGCTTGTATAAACAGCATCAGATTCGCTTGTATATGTGCCTTCATAAGTTGTAGAACTTTCACTAGTATAGTCAGTTGTTGAGTCACCAGTGTAATCTGCAACGTAATCAATGGTGCTTTCGCTGGTATAATTCGCGCTGAAATCACCGGTGTAATCAATCGTACTTTCGCTAGTATACGGTTGATTATAAGTCGCAGTGCTTTCGCTGGTGTAGTTTGCACTAAAGTCACCAATGTAAATTATACCAGATTCACTAACGTATTCACCTTGATATACTGCAGAACTTTCGCTGGTATAAGTTGCGCTGAAATCGCCAGTATAGACTATCTGGCTGTCACCAACATAATCACCTTCATAATTTGTGACATAAGCAATCGACGTACTTTCGCTGGTGTAATCACCAATGTAATCACCTTGATAAATTGCGCCACTTACGCTAACATAAGTTATAGGAGTGTTACTTGTGTATGTTTCTTCGGCAATATAATTTGCAGTTGACGAAGAAGAACTCTGAACAGCATAACTCCCGCCGCCTTGCGAAGGACCTCTGAAGTAAGAAGTTCCACCAATTCGTGAACCTGTAACAAGAGGCCAATCAGCACCGGTTCCGCTTCCAGACAAAGTTCCGCTGAATTCATAATAATAAGTCGTATCACCTAGCAATTCAATGTATACAGAAGCACCTGCAATTATAGTAGAACCAACGTAAGTTGCTCCTCCAATATAGTCGGTGGTATCAGCAGTATAGTCGCCTTGAAAACTAGCCGACGATGTTGATTGGTAATTACTATCATAAGTGGCAGTAAAGTCGGCAATATATTCAGCGAGATAGTTACCGCCATAAGTGGCGCTAAAATCACCAGTGTAATCTACTGTGCTTTCGCTTGTGTAGTTTGCACCAAAATCACCAGTATAGTCACCAGTGTAAGTTGCGGTGAAGTCGCCAAGATACTCTATTGCGCTTTCGCTTGTGTATGTCGCGCTAAATTCTTTGACATATTGTGCTACATAGTCAGCAAGAAAATCACCTGTATAAACTGCGCTGCTATTACCTTCGTATGTTGCACTAAAGTCTGCAACATAAGTAACGCCAGTGTAATCAGCAGAAAAATCACCGGTATAATCAGCAGTAAATTCTTTTGCGTAATCCCCTACATAATCTGCGCTGAAATCGCCAGTGTAATCAGCAGAGAATTCAAGTGTGTACTCACCGGTATAAGTAACAAATACGCTAGGCCCTTGATAATCACCTACATAATCAGCACTAAAATCTGCAGTGTAGTCACCGACATACAGCCCAGAATAATCACCAACATATTCTGCAGTAAACTCTTTAATGTAATCTGCTGTGCTTTCGCTCGTATAGACTGCTTGGAAATCACCAGTGTAATCACCGATAAATGTTGCCGTGAAATCACCAGTATAATCAGCAGAGAATTCGGTTGTATAGTCGCCTATAAAAGTCGCGTTAAAGTCGCCAGTGTATGGAAGTTCTGATTCGCTAGTATAATCTACAGAGCTTTCGCTTGTATAAGTAGCGCCTTCGTAGTCACCAGAATATGTCAGCAGTATATCAACGCCTTCATATTCTGCGGTATATGTTTCAACAATATCAGAACCTTGATATGTGCCTACATAATCGCCAACATAAGTTTGTTCATATGTTGGGCTGTAGTTGCCTTCATATTCTGCTGTGTAATCAGCAACGTAAGGTTCAACGTAGTCTATTTCGAAGAGCGCAAGACCAAGATAGTTTTGATCTTCTTCGTATTCTCTTACGGTGTTAACAGCAGAACCTTTTGCGAGCCAGATACCGGATTCAGTTGGCGGCCCTTGTTCAGAAGAGCGCAGTTGATATGTCCCGATCTTTGTGGACATGATCAGACTCTTCATTCGCTCACCGAATGTAAATTCAATTTCGGGGTCTGTCAGTTCTTTGATACCCGCAAACACACCGCTCAGTCTGAAAGGCGCTAGAGGGCGAACAGTCGACGGAATAGCCTCTGCTTCTTGCTTGATCCAGATAGAATATGCTAGCTCAGAGCCATCGCTTCGCGTATCGACAAAAACGTCTTCAAGAAATACTGCCCAGTTTGATCCAGGTGAAACCGAAGCTAGTTTAAACGTACCAGGATAATCGTTCTGAAAAATAGACGATAGAAGTCTTGTACAAATTAAATCAAGTTCGAAGTCATTAACTTCTCTCAGACCAGCAGGATCAAGGTCTTTGTCCCAGAAAAATGGATTTCTTTTAAAAGAACTTTCTGTGATAATGCTTGCAACGCTAGAATCGTTTTGATACAGATCATAGACATCTGTACTACTAGCAGGTCTTTGCTGAGGCTCGACGCGAACAGTACCAAGATAAAGACTATCATTTGAAGTCTGGACAGGGTTATTCAGATCAGTAGCAGCAGCATTGACAATAATGTCAAGCAGACCTTCCTGTGTTGGCTGAATTCTGAACGTAGCACGATATAGAGAGTTTAGCGATGCATTCTCAAAATCTTCCCACGTTACTTCATTTTCTGTGGTATTGGTAGCGGCAGGTTCTGCAGACGAAGATTGTGTGCGTAGAGCAGAACCAGACAGACTTAGCTGGTATTCAATTTCATTCAGCCCAGTACCTGTGTGAAGAACGTTACCAACAACAACAATATCAAGAACATCTCCGACAAAAATTGTCGAAGGCAGTGGTGTGTATACTGAATCAAATGTGGTTGCGTGAGTTGAATTGCCTGGTACAGAACTGTGAATGACTTCGAAAGTTCGAACATGAGCTTCTTCTAACGGAACCGTAGAAGTGTCATTATTGTAATAAGTGTTTTCGTATTGACCTATTAGTGTCGCTGAAGTATTAGTAGACAGCGCAGAGAGGTCATTAGGCGACATCTTTCCAAGATGAACACCAGCGCGATATGCAAGGTAATCTTCTTCTGTTAGTAGAAGTTCCTTAAACGCGCCAGAGCCAAAATGTTTGAGAGGTCGTAATGACATGAATTTCTCGACAAGTCAAAAAGCAATTATATCTTATTTATAAGAATTTTAAGCATGCTTTTTATTTCGGTAAGTTCGCTTTCCATCGCGTCAACTTTATCTTTGAGGCTCTGTTCGCTTTGTCTTTTCTCAAGCTTGAGGCGCTTGCGCTCGCGAGCTTGTTCGATCTCTGCAGCGTTGAGATTAATCAACGCATTTGATTCAGTATCACGAACAAGCCCGGAGTGCCCTTTCACCGGCACATATTTTGACATTTATACCGCCAAATAACGAAGTCTTAAGTTTCTCATAGATGGGGAAGCATCAGCACCTTTCATCACAAACTTCACTTGCACTTGGTTAAACGGCCTGAGTGTGCCGCCCTTACCTCCTGCGAGCCATTGTGCTTCACGGAATCTGCCGCTGTTGTCATAAGGTACTGCATCAACAAGAGGCTGTTGTGTCCAATACTTCTCATAAATGTTTTCATCAGCAGACGCAGTACGATAGTACATTACGATGTCGGTAGCATCTGGAATATTGATTGCGGCTCGTGCTTCAATACCCACTGCAGCTTGCTCAAGGAACACTGGAGTTGTAATATGCTTCGATCCAGTTGTTCCACCATACGGCTGAGTCTCATCAACAGGATTGATTGCAGGTGTCACATCCGGATTGTCAATGCAGAAGCCCACAAGAACAAGCGATGCTCTCTGTAGATCAACCACAGGCGAAACATAGTCGCTTGCTGTCTTCAGATCCACTTTGACATAAGAAGACGACACACCAGCACCAAGATTCAGAGTTTCTGCTGCATAGTTATAGACTGCTTTTGGTGTTGCAAACTCAACGTTTTGCTTAGGCGTGATGCGCGAGTATTCTTCGTCTTGCGACCAACGCCCCGCAGCAGTGATTCTTGTACTAGAAATGTTCTTACCTTCAGTGAACTTAGCAGAAACATCAATCGACGTATTGTTCGGAATGAGTGTTTCAATGTAAGGATTAGTCACATTGAAGATTGCGTTTCGACGCGACAACACTTTAGAACCACCACCAATCGAAGAACTGGTAGCATTAGGTGCAGAACCGCCCGCAGAATCATATCTGAAAGTAAAGCCATGAATGTCTGCAGAATCGACAGTGTGACTGCCATTGAGCCATGCCGATGCTGTAATACCGCCAACGTCTTCTGCGCTGTCGATAAACGCTAGATCGCCTGGCTCAAGCCCGTGACACATGTGATGCACATAGACTTTCTTTGTACCTGCATATGTCTGCAGAGGATTGCTCTTGAGCAGCTTAGCAGGCAGACTTGCATTCTTCAGAATCAAGCTTGCACCACCAAGATCAAAGCTTGCTCTCTTCAACTTGTACATGAGGTCTTGGTCTTTAGTCTCAATCCAGAACATACCATTCTGAGGCAAGAACAGAGAACCAGGTGCAGGCTGAGTTGTCACAATCTTCGACGTAGAACCAAACACGGGCTCTTTTGTCTTCGCGCTGTATAGCTCATAGTCAGTAGACTGAGACGAAACAACAATTGCGTAATGAGTCCATGGGTCTAGATAGATGGGCTCATCAAACGTAAATGTTGTAGGCTTAGATTGAATCACAGAAAGCGTAGCATCAGCGCCGATTTCTGTAACGCTACCTGGATTCAGATACACATGAGAACCAGGCACAATCTCGTGATTCGACGGGCGACTATTTACTACAGGGCGTAGATGAATCGAAACAGGCAGATTGCCTGCGTCTTTTGTCTTGAAGTATAGTTGAATGCTAGTCAGAACCACACCAAACTGATTGTCAACATAGAATGTCTGTGCAAGTGGATTCTGAGGTGCATTCATTGTCGAAACAATGTTAGACGCAAACTGATTCTTGTCAACGTCAACATAGTCCGAAAGAACTTGAGACATTTCACCAGTGTTGTCAAGCCCGCGCAGTGCAGCAACAGACAGACCCGCAGCACCAGGACCATACTTACCTGCTAGCTTAGGATCAACAATCTTAACCTGTGCTTCGCGAACTTGGTTCGTATAATCTTGCAGTTCTTTTGCACTATATGTTTGCGGGAAGTTTGCCCAATAAGGAAGCGGCCAGTTGTACTCGTTCGGGCGAGTGCTAGTCAATTGACTCCAAACAGAACCCTTCGCGGCATAGTACGCAAACGCTTTACTTCCTGCAGCAGCCCAGTCATTCGTGTCGATGTCAAGAAGTTTGAACTCACGAATACCAGAACGATATCTTTGCCCTTGTGTCTTGACTCTTGCTTTTTGATTTACCTTAGAGAGATAAAAATCAGGAGCAATGTTTGGCACAAAGAAAGAACCAATGATTTCACCATTCGCGTCAGAGATAAGATCGGTAGACCCGCTTGGGTGTGCAGTGATTGCTTGGTGAGTACGCTGGTTACCGTTGTCATCTGTGCGATCAGAGAACTGCACAAATGTGGCTTCTTGACGACACCACTGTATCACCTTTTCGCCATCGAAGAACGGAGTAAACTTAGTGTTTGGCTTCAAACCCTTTGCATGGAAGTAAATCTTTCTAGAACGAATCCAAGGAATCAAAGCAAGATCGATGATTCGCTTACCTACAGTTTCGCGCAGAGTGTCAGAAGGAACAACTCTCGACACATATCGACTGCTATTGAAACCGTCACGCTTCTGAATTGTATAAGTCGAAGCATATTGCTCGCGGAAGTCAACAAGATCCCTCTTGCGAAGACCAGTCAGATTCTTTTGATTCTGAAGTTCACCGAAGGTGTCTAGATCGACATCTTCGATACTGCGACCAAACCAGTTCCAGTTCCAGTTATTCCAAAGGAACGCTTGCTTCTGATCAAGTCGCTTACCAGTTACCGCTTTTTCTGCTTCTTGAACAGATTCTTTCCATTCGTCAGATGTTGGCGAAAGCTTGATGATACCAACATTGTCTACCAGACCAAACGGGTTGATTTTGACAGAGCGAGACGCAAGAGACTGCACTGCCCACTCAGCAGAGTCATAGTTGATATAAACATTATCGCCTTTCTTAAGAATGTTCGAAGAAAGCGTGTTGTCAATGATCAGACGAATGTTGTCTTCGTCGACCATTGGGCGAACCAGCTTGCTTTCTGGATCGATAGAAGCAGCATAGTCATCGTTCTTCGTATCAGCACCAGTCTGGTCAGCAAAGTCGTCGACCTGAGAACCACTTTCTGCTCTCTCAAGACCATCGCTGTCAAGCGCAAGATTCAACTTCTGATCAAGTTCAAGAATGCTCAGTGTTGTGTATTCTTCAAGATCGTCTAGTTTTGCCTCAATCTTTGCAATGTCAGCCATTGTATAGCGCTTATGCTCAATAGGAGTAACGCGCAAGTCATTCTCGTCAAGCGTATTTGCATTGAGAAGAATTTTGTAGATTTCTAGCGCATTATCAGGTGTAGGTTTATATTGCGGATTGCCAGCCTGCTGACCGAGTAGGAGTTGTATCTCACCTTCTTGAGTTAGCAAAAGCTTGTCTGCACGAGGCAGATAATAGCTAACGTCTGCTGTGATGTTCGTTCCATTTCTTGGAAGATCAAAGATATCAGACGCTGTACCGAACGAAGTCTCGTCAGGTCTGAAGTCAAGATAGTTACGAAGATTTACAACTGTACCGTCTTTGAGAACGTGATCGGGAATGTCTTTGTATGCAACAGGCACATTACCATAAGATGTTGCATCATAGAAATCGCCGCCAGCACCACGCGCAAAGTAACGATAGTTTACATATAGATTCGGCGGTGCGCTGTCAGCAGCATTGATGATCAAGCGCCCCTTCGCATAGAAGTTATCGCGCTGCCCGTCATCAAGAAGTAGACTCGGCAGCATATTGACGCCCGAAGAACTATTGGCTTTTGCAGAGTCAACTTCAAAGATATCAGGCACTGCAAACTCGTAATATGTCACACCATTGACAGTATCGGTTTGCTTTGCAAGAGTAGCAGTTGCGCTAGTCAGAGTTTTCGCTTTTCTTGTCGCAGTCTTCTGAACATACGAAAGCACTTCGTAAGTTGCACCAATGACAAGCCCCGAAATCTGAACATCACGCCCACTGTTAGTAGGTGTACCAACCGTGTGTGCAACAGCAGTTGCGGTATTAGAAGAAACAACCCAAAGTGTTGTGTCTGTATAAGACTGACCTGCAGGCAGAGTTTGCAGTGTGATCACGCCGCTGCCATCAGCAACAAGCCCGCTCTCGTGAATCTGCTTTGTCAGTGTGATGTCAGCAAAAGACTCGGGTCGCGGGCGACTTGTCGGGAAGAGAAGATCATTGTCAGTCACACCAAATAATTTAGCACCACGCGATTCTCTCACAAGGTTGAAAACATCGCTAGAACTTGTACCAATACTCTTTGCAGCACGGAGACTTTGATCGGAGTCAATATTCAGATCGAACACATAGACTCTGTGATTCGCACCGTCTTTTTCAACTGCACGAATTCTTGCAGTACCAATCGTGCTACCAGTCGCACCAAAGCCATCGTACAGATTTACAGAAGACGCATCTAGATCAGGAAGACCTCTGTTGCTATCTGCTACGAAATAGTTACCATAGACGACAGGAATTACATCGTTTGCAACGGTTTCTGTTTCTTGAGGGCGAGGGATTGTAAGTTTGGTAGAAGATGTCTTGTCTACACGATAGCCATTGATATACGCAAGCCCAGGAGACACCACAAGCTCAAGGCTAGAATCACCAGTAACTGCGTCCTGAATGTTTACAACAAACTGGTTGACAACGTAGTTACCAGACTCTTCTTTTGTTCTTTGAGCAACAAACTCTTCGATCTTATTATATGCATCGGACTCTTTAATCGTTTCTGTAATCGTAGAGTTTTCGACAGTTGCAATGAAGACAAAAGTTTCATCAGAACTTACTTGGTCTTGAGTCGTTAGCACGAGACGGATACGATAGCGATCAGCACCAGGAGATGAGGTGTTGACAATACCGTTTGCATTATCATAGAGCGCAGTTGTGTCGTTTATCGTAACAACTTCTTGAACAACCTTAAAGCCAACCGTAGCATTTGCAACGCTGCTATAAGGAGACAGAATGATAGACTGTGCTGAAGTGTGGACAAAGTGACCTAGAACAAAGAAAACACCTTCGCCAACGCTGAACTTCGTACCCTTGCCAGTCGCTCTCGGTGTTTCTGTAGTGATTTGATAACCACCACCAGTCTGGTCAAACAGAACTTCGCCATCGCCAAAGCGTGTAGGCGTAGAAGCAATCGTACCAGCACCCGCATTGATATACTGAACGTAGAGAGTGTCAAGGGTAAAATCATCGCCATCGCGAGGCTTTACTTCAAGGACTTTTGCTTCGACGTTTGTGCTAGGATTTCTAAAGACAGTGCCGACAGGAATGTCAGCAAAAGCGCCGCCAGCGTTCGTAGCAGAGACTTTGATATACTCGTAGTTTGCGTCAACTGCCATTCCGCCTGGAGAAACAGCAGCACCTTCTTTGAAAACATTACCTCCAAAGCGCGCTAACTCCTGGTAGATCAGAGTCTGAAGCTGAGTCAACTCTCGGGCTTGAAGCGCTCTACCATTATTAAAAAGAATCTGATGATAGTTATCAGCTTCGCTATAATCGTCGTTATAAAGACCCGATAAAGTACTTGAAGTAAATTGTGTCGCCATGTTTTATCCTAACTGAATAACTATTCGAATGTCTTCGGTTTGAGCGTCTTCGCGAGTGATCGCGGTGTCAAGAGTATTTATGTATAAAATCTCACCAGAATACGCATTGACATCGGGATTCGTCTTCGCTAAAATTTCAGCAGTGCCACCCTCTGTATTGATAATATTATCACCGATCGTAAACTCTTCAAATCCTGTTTCATCATCTTGATAGTAGTAAAGAGTTGTTCCGTCAAGGTAGTAAACTTTGGCTGTCGAAGTTTCTTGTGCATTCGAAAACGTATCATTCGCGATCCAGGTACCTGTAACTGTACCAAGAGAAAGCGCTTTTGCTCCTTGTCCGGTGTTACCAGTAAATGCAGAATCACCACCAAAGACTGTCAAGCCTTTCATAATACCTACCTGATAGAAATCTGTGCTGTTGGCGACAATTGTATCTTCTTCTGTGCCAATAAAGTCTGTCTGCAGCATCAGTTCACGAGACTTGAGCGTCTTGGTTGGATCATCATTCACACCAAGCTTAGGCGAAATGATCGGGCGAAGCTTCGCACCAGTACCGCCGCCAGCATCTGTGACAATCGCTTTTGCATAATCATAGTTAGCACCATGAAGAAAATCACCAAAGCCATTTGAGTCACAACGTACATTTACAATTCTATTGTTTACAACATCTGCAACAAATTGTGCACCAACACCATTACCGCTAATTGTGATAGTGGGATTTGCTGAGTAGTTGATGCCACCGCTGTCTACTGCAATGCTCAGAATCTGCCCACCAACCGCGCTGTCTTGCAGAGAAAGTTGCACAATTTCTTCGGGTATGGTAGTAGCCGTGTTTGTAATTTTCTTAACAGGTGTATACGTTTTTGTTCTAAAAGTACCGTATGCGAGATTACTGATCTTATACAAATACTTCCACATGTAACCATCAGAAGTTCTAAAAGATTTGGTTGTGTTGTTTACAGCAGAAGCAAGAGGCTCGTCAAATACAGGGACAGCAGCACCGCTTGACAGTTTGCCTTGCTCGACACAAAGAAACACTTCGCGCAAAGAGTTTATCACATAAAAGTTTGTTTGAAACGGATTGTTGTTATCATACGCTTCGTATGTCTCATCGCTGGTCCATGTTACCGTAGGAATTACATGCGAAACATTACTCAGAACTTTTACGGACTGTAGAGTATGACGAAACTTCTCTTGATTGTAGATAGAACCTACGTTTGATGTCGTAATGGCATCTGCGTCTGTGATCGGTTCTGATCTTGCAATTCCAATATGATAGGGAACGCCATCACTGTCTATGTCACTTTTAAAAAGTGCCAGCAAATATTCCCTTAAACTATTTGTAACTGCTGCTGTCATAGTTAAATCTCTTTACATGGTGCTGTTATTTATAGAGTGTCTGTGATAACTGCTCGCGCGCGCGATGCGTTTGCGTCATACTTGATTACATTGTTTCTCAGCGGATTGATAACAGCAGGATTTGCAGGCACCGCAGTCACACGAATATACGAACCTGTGATCAGCGTACCCGTAAAGTTGACCAGCGAAATCGTGCCGTCAGTTGCTGAGTATGAGCCAATGTTGTCGACCAGAACATTTCCAGTAGATACTTGAATGACTTGTATTGTAGTGCTGTTCAGTTTATTTCTTAGCTTACAAATCTTACCATTATAGTAGAACACATCCGACTCAATCACATAAGCGTCGTCAAGAGGCGTCGAAATACTTGCTGCATATGTAATGGTTTGCAGAGGTGCTAGCGCATTAGGCACAAAACGATTCTGCATCTTGATGTCTGCTCGGCTAGAAAGAACCGAGTTGTCGACAGCATCAATGTCAGTCAGCATTCTTGATCGACGGAAAGACTGATTAAATCCACCAACGTTTGTCGCAAAATAGGACTGCATCGTGTTTCTCACTTGCTGCTCAACCGTAGAGACATCAAGAGAAGTCAGCGTAGGATTAAACTGGAAGACAGTAGAAACTTCCATATATGTTTCGACTGGATCGACAAACTCAATATTGAACGAAGCAACCGACAAGTCTTTTGCAAGTTCAGTGATATCACTCTTTGTATTTTCGATCACCACTGTGTCGTCTGTGTCAAAAACAATTGAGACAAAAACAGTTCCGTACTTTGCAGGAATGTTATCTTCGCCACCCCAGGCTTTGATATCAGAAATCACGTTTGAGAAGTTGCGCTTAATCAACGCCTCATAATCATCGGCTGTAACCATTCGATTCTGTGCAGCCCATTGGAAAGGTGCGTTCTTTCGAATCGATTCAATTTCTTCTTTGTACGAACCATTCGTAGAGACAGAGACGGTCGTAACATTGATCGTGCGACCATCGACCGTACCGACAGGCGTAAATGTTCTACCGCCGTTTGCCTCAGGACCCGCAACTGTAGTGTAAGTCACTTCAATTTTGTCGCCTGCTTGAGGGCTCTTACCAAGCCGAACACCATTACCAAACGTCAGTTCATAGTAACCGTTTGGTGATTCTTTCATAACAAAAACCCTAGAGTTTTCGTCGATGGTTGTTGTGTTGATAATATTTACATAAAGAGAATAGTTGCTTGAACTTACGCTATCATAGACCTTTACAACAACGGTATCTAAGTCAAGATTTGTGACGGGAATTACATAAGTGTCATTTTCGCTAGCAGGACCTGCAATAAATGTTTTAGTCTTTGCAATGCCTTCGTAGATCGGAATGTTTCGATTTGCGTTTAGCGTGAAATTATAGACTCCCGAGCCATCAGAAGTTGCAATGAGATTGTCACGAGTCTGGAAAGTATAACTCTTATTATTGATTGTCGTAGTAAATTTTGTGCCCGTTGGAATCGTCATCGTCGAAGGATTGTCAGGATTTGTCACGCTCAAATTTACGACAGCAAACGCTGCTTTTCTAGAACCGACTGTGTATCCAAGACTGCCTGCCAAGCCTACAAGAGAACTTCGAAGTTGTGCTGTGCTAAGGAAAGATTCATTCAGAGCAAAGTTAGCCATAAGTGCATTGTAATGCGTGTTGTACGCAAGCACATCCAACAGGTTCGAAAGACCCGAAGCTTCGAAGTTATAATCTGCAAACTCTGGCTTCTGCGCTAGAAACAGTTTGAGATTATTCTTGATTGTGTTAAAGTCTAGTTCGGTAGACTTAATGGTTGTAGCCATCTTTTACTCCGCAATCATTGCTGTGGTATTAAGTAATTGTCACCAAACTGGGTAAGAATTTGGTCTTCGTCTGGTACGGTGAGAATCCCGTCCATTTCGTTAGAGTCGATAAGCAGAACACCCTCAATAAATCCATTGAAGAGCGAAAAGATCATATCTTCGTCTGGGTCTGTTAATAGTGCATCTGCTGGCGGAATGACCAGGTCTCGCTTGATCAGATCACCATTGTATGCTGCAATTCTGTCAGAAAGCTGTGTACGAATAATACCGTCATAAGTAATGATCGGCGAAGTTTCAAGAGGCAGAACAGGGATCTCTGCTGGTGAAGTCGGATTGAGCGAAACTTTTAATGTTTCGACAACACCTGTTCCTACCACTCTAAACTCAAGTGTTGCTGTGACAGCATTATAGTCTGTGGTCGCAGTAACTTTAATACCTAGAATTTTTGCTCTAGGCTCGTATCTCTCAATAGACTTGGTGATTGCGTCGATGATTTCATCACCGACATCTTCGCTCATCAATTCAAACAGCAAGCCACCAAGGTTCGCACCATAATTTGGGCGATAAGGCTTCTCAAACCTGTTAGTCATTAACAAGTTCTTAATGGCTTGTTTTACAGAAGCAGCATCAGTCTTTCGAAAAACATCGCCATCCGTCGATGTTCTCGCATCCAAAGACAAATCAATATCAGAGTAAACGCGCTCTTTTACAACGCGAATACTGCTGTTTAGATTGCCATCTTCTGTAGAAAAAATCTTTGACATAGGTGTGAAAACCTTTTCTTTTTATTTATATCAATCGTCAGGAAGAATTTCTAATAGTTCATTGAATGCCTGAAGTTCACCATTGTAGGTCGTCGCAAGATTGTATTCAAACGAAACTTCAAACGTCGAAGGAACTTCAGGCATGTTTAAAACGATTTGACAAGTCAACTCACCACTAGGATCAAATGTGTCGTAGTCTAAAATAAGACTATCATAGTCAATGTAATCTTTCCAGAATACCGCAAGATCAAAAGTTTTTTGTGGATCTGTCTTACCGTTTTTGTCGATCAATTGATAGACAATTGACCTACCTGTTCTTCGAAGATCATTTACGCTATTCGGCGTAGGTCTTTCACCAATGTAAAGTGGAATTCTAGCAACCCATCCATCTGGACCATTACCATACGATCCGCCAGCATTTCCCTTTGCTAACTTTTTTGCTGCTTCTTCGCTACCCGCAGGTATTTCTTGCGTTTCAAACTTAGGATTAGGCTCATAGATCCCTTCAGAAACGATCAAGCGATGTTGAGGAAACAATGGGCTACCAATTGCAACTTTCATTGCGTTTGCATGCAGCACAAGATTACGGGCAATTTGTTTGCGATCAGCAGAGCCAAAAAAACCAGGAGCATACAGCTTCTCAAACTGTGTTCTAGAACCACGCGCGCCCAGAAACTTTGCGCATGTAATACCTGGTCCGATCTTTGTTGATGATGTAATCCGTGTTTCGAACTCTGGATTGTATTGTGGATCAACTAGAATTTTCATTTATTCACCTTGAATCGCTTGCTTCGATTATCTGCAGCATTATTACCAAGTAGATTTGTACCAAAACGAACGGTGCCTTTCTTAGACGCAGAACGCCCAATATTTCTTGGCAGATTTTTCTTGAAGTCTTTATTTAATTTACCTTCCGAGACAAGATAGCTTGTAAAACGCCCATTTTTAAAGTGTTGAGGGTCGCGAAGCTTTGACCGAATCTCATGAATTGTAGGATCAAAGTTAAATAGATCGCTATAATCATCGGAGCGCAAAATCTTATCTTTGAGTTTTGGATCGACGGTAATATTTCGAATACCATAATTACTCGACGATAACTGCATTTCAACAATATGAGGCATCGGAATAGGTGCAGTCTTAGGCAAAGGTATAAAAGGCATAATACCAGGTATTGGAGGAACTGGAATCACAGGTAATGTAAGCCCAAGTTTACCTGCAGTGAATGAAGTGTACGAAGATATCGCACTTAATGAAAAACCTGATTGTGAAGAGAACATTGCATAATCAGCGCGGAAAGCATCTGCTGCTTTACCAACAAGCGTACCGTAAAAAGTAGCAAGATTTGTGACGAGCGCAGGAAAACCACCATATGTTTTACCGTAGTAATCAAGCAGAGGTCCGCCAATCGTACCTTTGTGCCCGATCATACTTACATGGCGCGCAGTAATATTTGCAGTGGACGCTGCAGCAACCCATTCATTTGCTGCAGTTGTGATTAAATTGCCACCCGTCAATATCTCTGTGCTGCCTTGAGTAAATTGATTCAAGTCGCCCGCTGTAATCAGATTTTGATCACCGAGAACAGTAGAGGTTGCCATCCCCACAACTTGCTCACCACGCGCACCACGAATCGTATAGTTCTGATCACGGTCAACTATTTTTGTGTGTCGCCCTTTGATTTCCTCAGATTTATCTCCGGCAATACTAACATTATAATTACCACCGACATCCAAATTGAAATCGCCAGTAACGGTAAGGTTAAGATTTCCTTTGTAAACAAGATTGCCTTCTCCCTCGACAATAGTAGTATGATCGCCACCCGTAACTTCGATGCGCTGATTTTTCGAAGAAACAATGACAGAACCATCAGCGCGCATTTCAACACCAGCGCCTGTGCGGTGCTTGATTAGAATTCTTTCGCCTCCGGGCGTATCATCTACTTCGATAGCATGACCCGATGGTGTTTCTTGTACTTGATTGTGTGGATATTGTGAAGGCTTTTGCTCTGGTACTTTTAATTCAATACCATAGTCGCCCCCACCGAGATCAAGATTGTTTACTTTCTCGCCTTTTGCTGCTTTGTTAACGCTTGTACCAAAGAAGTAATCGCGCTTGGGATACTCACCCGTCGCGTCTGCAAAGCCTTCTTGAGGTACGCCTACAGTCTCTTCTTGGCCTTCACCAAATCTATTGACTCTTTCTTGTAGATCGTCTAGCTTATTTGTCATTGTGATAATATCTCATCGATTGTCAGCGGGCTTTCTGAAAGAGGGTCAGTAAACTTAGATGTTTTTTCGAAAACATTTTCAACATAGTTGATTACTTCAAATCCAGGATCGACTTCATCTGCATCAATCTCACTATGCCCCACAATCTGACCACCAGGGAATACTGCATAGAATGCTCGACAGAAATGATCAAATGTGTTTATCTGACTTCTTGTCAGTGACTGTGCAGATAAAAAGTTTTCTGGATTTGGTGTGCCTGACGGAACATTAATACCACCCACAAACACAAGCCCAATGCTTCTCTGATCATGATTGTTTATTGGTGCGTGTTGACCTTGAATGTTGACT